CTGTAAATACTGCATTAAGAAATATATATAGCGCAGTGCCATCTCCAGTTAGCTATCCAATCTCTTTAGCGAACGGTGGAACGAACGCTACTTTAGCAGCGTCTAACGGTGGGATATTCTATAGTACGGCATCTACTGGTGCTGTCTTGGCAGGTACTGTAACGGCCGATCAAGTTTTATTATCCGGTTCTTCCACTACGCCAGCATGGTCTACTGCAACTTATCCTGCATCTACAACTATAAATCAGTTGTTATATTCTTCTGCTGCCAATACTATTGGTGGCCTAACTACTGCTAACAGCGCAGTATTAGTAACAAACGGCACTGGCGTTCCTTCTCTTAGCACCACGTTACCTGCAGTAACAGCAGGCGCAGTATTAGTAACTGATCCAACCACGTCTACAGTTGATTCTATAAATACAGCATTATCGAACATAAATAGCGCAATACCATCACCAGTGAGTTATCCTACGACCATCGCTCACGGAGGTACTGGCCAGATTACCCAACAACTGGCGATTAATGCACTGGCGGGTGCTGTGACAAGCGCTGAATATCTACGTGGAAATGGTACTAATGTAGTGATGAGTGCGATTCAGGCTGCAGATGTTCCAACGTTGAATCAAAGCACGAACGGTACATCAAGTAATGTAACAGGCATTGTAGCATTAGCAAATGGCGGAACAAACGCTAATTTAACGGCATCTAACGGCGGTATATTTTATAGCACCGCATCAGCGGGAGCTGTTCTATCTGGAACCGCCACGGCATATCAAGTTTTGTTGTCTGGAGCTTCAACTACACCAGCGTGGTCTACAGCAACCTATCCAGCAACTACAACCGCCAATCAATTGCTATATTCATCAGCCGCTAATGCTGTTGGTGGGCTTACGAGTGCCGATAGTTCAGTATTAGTTACTAACACAAGCGGTGTTCCTTCTTTGTCATCTACACTGCCTTCTGCGGTACAAGGAAATATTACCTCAGTGGGAGCATTATCATCTGGTTCGCTAACAACAGGATTTACTGCAGTAACTGTTCCTTTGGGAGGTACGGGTGTTTCTAGTACTACTGCTTATGGTGTTTTGTGTGGTGGTACAAGCACAACATCAGCATTTCAAAATGCAGGCGCTGGGTCTCTTAATCAAGTTTTAACTAGTAATGGTGCTAGTTCCTTACCAACGTGGCAAGCACCTACAGCAGGAGCTATAACTAACTATAGTAACTATTCTACTAGCTCTCAAATAATGACAGTTAACACAACACCGCAAGCAGTTACATCAACAAATATTACAATAGCAGCAGGAACATACCTTATAATATATAATCTTTCTTGTGCAGTTACTCCTGGCAATTATGCCAGTGAGGGACTTAATGTAATGTCTGAATTATATAATGTAACATCCTCAGCTTTAGTAACAGGAACAAAAGCTTATCCAGTTAGTTGGGTAATTACGAATAATAATTATACTATGGGAGGCTCTGCAGCGGTAAGCGCGATTGTTACTGTTGCTGGCTCAACCCAATATCAGATATATGTAACCTTATCTAGTTCAGCATATACATCTAGTTGGAGCGTTCCTTTTGCGAGTATCACGGCCATAAAAATAGGGTAAGTTTATTATTAATTTTGGAGAAATGAAAATGCCTTTTAAAAGTCAAGCGCAACGTAAATTTATGTATGCAAAACATCCTGAGTTAGCTAAAGAATTTGAAGAGGCAACCCCCAAAGGTAAAAAACTTCCTCAACATGTAAAGAAGAAAAAGAAAAAATGATTCCGAGTTATTTTAATAAAGTTTGCCATTCTATGGGGATGCCTTGTGTAGATGAATATAAATTCCTACCTGATCGCAAGTTTCGCATAGATCATGCCATTATTGATGGGAATATTAAAATTGCAATAGAAGAAGAAGGCGGAATTTTTACCCAAGGAAGGCACACAAGACCTATGGGGTTTTTAGGCGATCTCGAGAAATACAATTTATTAACTGAGGCTGGTTATTACCTATTGCGTTATCCTCCCAAGAAGATCAACTACCAGCAAATCAAGAAAGTTTACGATGGATTGAAAAATAGGTTGACTTAATAATGTTCCCAAGCAGAAATAATATCTACAAGTAATTTATCATCATACACCCTATAAACAATCCTATGTTGATCGTTCAATCGGCGGCTGTATGTGTTTTTAAAACATTTTAGTTTTTCGAAATCACATGCTTTTGCATATGGATTGATCTTGATGATGTTTATTATTTTTTTAAACTTAGGGTATAACGTAGATTTTTTTTTCTGATAAAGGATGCTTCATAGCGTATAGAATATCTTTGCGCGTTGATGGATTGGTCATTAAATAAATTGTTTCATTCATGTCTCTCCATTCTTGTTCTGATAATAAAACACAGTCTCCTTTTTTAGAATGTATTAATTGTGGGTCACCATCGTCAGCGGCAATGTCTTCTAATAGTTTAAATAAATTAGCTCGAGCATATGAAGCAGTAATTTTTTCCATTAGATTTCTCTTTATGTTTTAGTCGTACTATAGTACCACATTTGGTACGTAAAGTAAAGAGTGATTATAGGGGGCGAAATTAGCTAAAAGGGGATAAAAAAGAGGGTTAACAAAAGGCCAAGATTTTTTTCCAGTAAGAGAAATTACTGGAATTAGACGGTTTTTCTTTGCTTCAATTTTTTAAAAAGTAACCGAGCCATGGGAGCCCTATTACAATTAAACAACAGGTAAAATATCCAAGCCTATTTAAAGCGGAAATATCTTTCCGTGTTAATGCGATATCTGCTCGTACCAATTCAACATCATGCTTGGTTGCAAGACTGTCATCAATAACTTTACTAATTTCTTCGTTTCTTTTTTTAGTGCGGAAAACTTCTGTTTTTATTTGGAGTTCTGTATATCCTGCCTTTTTTAAAAGCTCAGCGTCTTCAAAACTATCATATGGAATTGCATGCGTCATAATCTATCCTCATTTTTAGATTAGTGTTACTATATAGTATTAGCATAGTTTAGGGAGAAGGGCAATGAGTTCAAGTTTTGACGCTGCTATACCTACGGTTTTTTTGTGGGAAGGAACTACTTACGAAAACGATCCGAACGATAAAGGAGGTGAAACTTGTTGCGGCATTGTATGGACCGATCTAAATAGCGCTATTTCTCATGGGATTGTTCCTGCTGGCACCACGATTCTAACTTTATCAAAATCTCAAGCGGCAGATATTTATAAGGCCTTTTATTGGAATGCCCTAAATTTATCGCGCATACTTACGCAATCGATAGCGACTAAAATTTTAGACGTAAGCGTAAATGTAGGTTTACACTGGGGAGTAGTATTGTTACAACGGGCCGTGCGAGCGTCAACTGAATATACTTTAGATGAGGATGGAGAGTTAGGAGAGAAAACTATACATGCGGTTAATGAGGCTATTCCTGGGTGTCTATTAGCTGCATATAGAAGCGAAGCAGCCGCATATCATCGCGCTATTGTAATTAACCACCCCAATCAAGAAGAGTTTTTGGATGGTTGGCTTATAAGAAGTTACGCTTAATAGGTAACGCTAAATGGATAACATAGATACAAACATAGAAGCTAAAAACGTTACAGAAATCGGCAATGTTAATTTACAGCAGAATTCTTATTTTCAAGACTCTGCTGGCAATCCATGTTTGCGTCGAAAACTTGGAACGATCCTTGTCGGAATGGGATTGGCTATGGGTCTTGTGCTTTTCGGATGGGGGCTTCATGAACCTGGAAAAGATTTTGAAACTTCTTATCAGGTCTTTACTTCTTTTCTTCTTGCAGGTGGAAGTTTAGTTGGAATTAATGTGGTCGAGAATATAAAAGGGCTTTTAGGAAGAAAATGAAAACAAAGATATTTTACACGATCCTGTTAGGCCTGTTATGTATAGCCGTGCTAGCGCTATATTTAATATTTTTCTATTGCTATATATAAAATAAGTGTAAAATAGCTGCTTCAGCGGTAACCAAAGGAGGAAATATGCTACATATTATTTTGGCATTATTTTTATTGGTTATTTTTTTGTGGCTTATAAAGATTGTAAAGTCTGCTATAAAAAAAGCAGAAGCACAAAAACATATTGATGCGACAATAAACCAGAAGATTTGGAAATCTGACCTGTATCATCGACATGCTAAATATATAAATAATAATTGTTATCGGAGTAGTAGGTGTTAATCTATTTAATTGCATTCGGCGTCATAATAATGCTTTTTGGCAGCATTTATGTTTTAGCCAGGATGGGTGGTCAAAAAGCACAGCAGACCAAAGACTTACAGGCTACAGTTGATTCTGTTTCTAAGGCTGCAGCTATAGAACGAAAAGCGGTATCTACTCCTACAGATGAAATATATAAAGAAATGACTAAGAAGTTTACTCGTGATGAAAATGTATCTACTCAATAGATTGGCCACGGCAATAGTATTGTTTTTGGTTGGCTATGCATTATTTGGCTGTGTTAAGGCGCCAATTGACTCGTGTTGTCTAATATTTAAACCTATTATGATTTCCAAAGACGATAAATTTACTGCTGGTACAATAGACCAAATATACCAGCACGATAAAGTCATTACTGAGATGTGCGACAAGTAATAGTTAGAATTTCTTAATCTGGTACCCAATCAAGATCAACTGTATATTTCTTCCCTATATAATTCTTATAGGTAGCTGCAATAAGAACAGGAGCAGCGACAATAATAATCGGGGCTGCCACAGTAGATATTCCTACCGTTATAAAAACTGATGCAGAAAAAAGTCCTGTAGCTGCAGCACCAAATAATAGCGCATCAAATGCCCCATAGACGCGCTCCTCTAATCTAATGCCGCCGAAGCACTCAGAAACTTCTGTTGCTGATAGTTCTTTTATCATAAAGCCTCCGTTTTATTAGGTTTTAATTTTAATTGTCGTTTTAAAGATGGTTGACCAGTTCTCTTCTCTTCTTGTATTATATTATATATCTCTTCGCGATGTACTGAAATTTCATTTGGCGCCTCGATACCTAAACGTACTTGATGCCCATTTACACCTGTTACAGTAATTTTTATATAATCTCCGATAACTATTGCTTCTGAAACTCGACGCGTTAAAATTAACATTTTCCCTTCCTCCTTTTCCTGATTTTGTTATTCTGTTATAAAAGTATTAGATGATTTTTTAGGACATCTCATTGCTTCTTGTTGGTTCCATTTCCAATAATCAAGCATTAAAACATTGCAACATATATCCCTACATTCGAATTGATTTAGTAATATTAGTCCTACGCTCTGACCATTTGCCTCGCGTAGGCAATGGCATCTAGCGGCGGATACGGTTTTAACTTCTATATAGCTTAGTGGTATCATTTTATCGATGCAATGCTATTGTTAAAGCAAGAATAGAAATTGAAACGGCGATAATTGTAAATCCAATGCCAACTATCCATTTTAAATTTACTATGCCTTCTTTTAAAAGCTCTATATCTTTGCGTATTAATGTAACGTCGCTTTTCGTGGCCACGCTATTGTCAATATAATCACGCTGAATATTAGCAAAACTCGCGTGAACATCTATTATTTCTTCTTTTTCACCTGCTTTTTTTAAGTTTTGCGTGTACTGAAATATGTCATATGTTGTTGCTGTCATTTTTTATTTCCTTTTGTATTTAATGATGTACCGTTATAAAGTTGCGTAGTTGCATTAGCTATACTATGCAACTGCGCAACTCTATGGCCAAAATATGCAACACCACGCGCAACCTTAATGCAACCGTTTCCCTAAAATCCTTTCTAGAAAGGGTTTTGCAATGCAACAGTCAACGCAACTTAAACGCAACCAATATAGAAAACTCAAACAACCCCAAAGCAACTTAAGATCCCAAGCAATGCAATAGCCAGCATAATCATCCAGCCCCATTTATTGGTGTTTTTTTCTGAGTTTACAATGCGCTCTTCAATTATCTTTATATCGTGTTTGGTCGCCAATAAACGATCGAATTCATCTGTTTGGTTTTTCATTAAGCGCGTTTGTGTTTTCGCCTGATCTTTACTAAAACCACCGCTTAATAATTCTTCTGTACATTGTGACGTATCAAACGTTATCGTGTGTATCATTTTATTTCCTAATTAGTGTTTTAATATATATCCCAATATTGACAATCCAATTGTCAGCAAAACGGCAACTATGCTGCCAAGTTTAATTACTAATTTATTCGCTAGCTCTTCTAAATCTCTTTTTGTGGCTAGTTGATTAGTAATAGTTTCTGCCATAAGCTGAGCTTGTCTCTCTGCTTGTGCAGAAGGTACGCCAACCTCTTTTAAACTGTTGGCGAAGTATAATGTATCAAATGGTATCGCTGGGCAGCTCATTTTTGGTTTCCTCATTTTGTTTTTGGATGCGCTTTTTAATTGTCTTTCTTTTGTTTTTTCCCTGTCTTCTTTTGGTGCTGAGAATATCATCTATAGTAATCTCTATAGAATGTTCTTTGGCTAAGTCTACAAGTTTTCTTAATACTTTATTTGTGGGCGCCTGCTGTCCCAATTCCCAAAGGCATATCTGCGATTGACTTAGGCCGAGCAGTTTTGCAAACGCCGTTTGCGACAGGTTCATTGTTAGGCGCAGCGTTGTAATTTTCGTTTTTAGTGTGTTTCTCATATGTGGATTTGATTGTTATTTTTATTTACTATAGCATAGATTCTTTACCCTCGCAATAATAATATTTGCAAAGTCAGTTTTGATGTGCTATAGTAATTGTGTAATCAAATGAAATGCCAATGAGGGGCACTAAAATGAATAACACAAATGAAGTTACTGCAGTAAAGATAAATATGTACAATATTACTATTTTTAAAGCCTTATTTCCACAACTTATGGCTGAGGCATTTTGGAGAAATGAAGAAAAAAAACTGGAATGGTCGAATGATTGTTTTGGCGAATCAGCGGAGATTCAATGATAAAGAATCTAAAGTTTTTTTATTATAAGAGCGAAACTGTTGTTTTATGTTTAGCTCTATTTGTGGTGGTATACTTTTGTTTAACAATTATAACAAATTGACGGGGGAAAAAACATGTCAAGTATCTTAATAGTTGGTGAGAGTGGTTCGGGCAAAAGCACTTCTTTGCGTAATTTAAATGGCAAAGAAACTGTTCTAATTAATGCTTTAAATAAGCCGTTGCCATTTCGTGGCGGAGCAAAGAAATTTGGCACTAATGCAATCTTTACCGATAATTCCAGGATCATTGTACAGAAAATCCAGGAAGCGGAAAAAAACAAAAACATAAAACTAATTGTGGTCGATGATTTTCAAGCAATCATGACGAACGCTTATATGAGTACGATTGAAAACAAGGGTTACGAAAAGTTTACAAAGATTGGTAAAAGCATTTGGGACATTGTCAATGCAGCAAACGGATGTAGAGGAGATTTAAAAGTGGTATTGTTAGCCCATGCCGAAACTGATGTTAATGGTAAAATCAAATGTAAAACCGTAGGTAAATTGGTAGACGAAAAAATATCACTCGAAGGTATGTGTACAGTCGTTTTGCATTCTAAGGTTGCAAACGGTAAATATACGTTTCTGACGCAGAATGATGGAACAAGCATAGCTAAAAGCCCGATGGGCATGTTCCAAACAATTGAGATTGATAACGATTTGGTCGAGGTTGTAAAGGCTATTGACTCCTACTATGATGAAGAAGATATAAAACCAATGGAAGCCGTTTCTGCACCTAAACTTCGCCTAGACTTCGTCCAACAAATTAATGCGTGTAAAGATGTTGACGCTTTGAATCTGAAGTATAAAGAGTTAATAGAATTTTCGATGACGGAAGAGCAAAAGCAGAAGCTAATAAAAGCATGTTCTATAAGAAAACAAAACTTAATCTCGGAAGACGATATTCCACAATGAGTATAACAATGGATCACGAAGAATCACTAAGTTTTATAACAGCGCAAAAAATGATCGACAAGCTTTTGCTATGCGAAAGAATAGAAAAAGATATAATCGACTATAAGGCTGAACCATACAATAAACAGCAGCTTTCTAAAAAACTGTTTCTATCAACAAAGCAACTTGGTGAGTTTGGCGATGAGGATTTCTATAAAAGATATTCAAGAAAGATTTCTTTGCCTTTAATTAAATTGTTTTGTGCTACTAAATTTTACGAGGACTATTAATGAACGCAATACTTAAGCCTGGGAAATATACTTTCCAGATTTGCAACTGTGATGCTGCTTATATTGGAAAAACATCGGGAAAAGAATCTATTAGAATTATATGTAAAATAAACTCAGGAGGCGAAGAGACTAAAATATTTGAGTACTTCTCGAAGTCTATTGATCCAAAAACCGGGAAGCCCTGGGCGTTTATTACAGAACGGCTAAATGATTTAGTTACTTCTATTGGCAAACCATATCTTATAGGAACAGAAATAAAAGCCGATGATTTATTAGATGGCGTAGGTTATGCAATTATCCATACTGAGAAGTCAGAGCAGTATGGAGACAAAAGCCGAATAGCAAAATTCTTGCCGCCTACGGATACACAACCGCTTGCTGAGGTTACGGTTGAGGCTCCGGTTGCTCCAGTACAGACAAGATTACCATTAGAAGAAGATGGGATAAATAAGGATATAGACATGGATTTGCCTTTTTAAAAACAATTTGCGTTCTTTAATAATTATGTGCTATAATCATAATATAACAACATGAGGAAAGAACAAATGACACTATATACTCCAACATCTAATAAGCTTTATAAGTTCTTCTTGGACACAAACCGAGAAGACGATATACCGCTTAAGTGGATTCATCAGAACAAACCTTTTATAATGAACAATTACCCAAAGGCCTTTGAAAAACTATTTCCTGATGAAGACGAAGAACTTGAAAGCGAAGCAGCAGACGAACATAATTATTTAAATTCAACAATAGGAAGAGGAAAATAATATGAACTTATTTAAAGATTATTGTAATCAAACCACGAAAAAAGATTTATATGATATGGCAGTAAATATCGTTATATACAATGGAATGCCTAAGAAAGATGCTGTGAAATATATTGAAGAAGCCAAAGGGCTGCCGTTATATGATCTTTGTTATGTTTTAAATAAATTAATCATCGAAATAAAAAAACTACAGGGGAAAAAATGAAAGACGAATCTGAAGATGAAGCACAATATCTTTTAAATGTTCTAGGTAGAGATAAATGAAAAACGAAAATATGAAACTTACAGAATCGTTTGCAAATTTAATAGACCATTTTAATAAATGCGACCCAGAGAGAAAGCCGGAACTAATGGGTTGCTTAATTTCATCCGCTCTTGCTACAATAAAAACTCTTGAAGAGCAATTAGAAATGGCGAACGCACTCATCAAAATCTTATAAACGGAGAATGTGTAATATGATGACCAATGATGAAGCAAAAAAATTAGTAGAAGAGTTCACAGAAAAATTATCAGCTTTTATTCAAAAAGAAAACCCGCCCATGGGAATTGTTCTTTTTTCTACCTTAATCATAGCAGGTTATTCTGCCTCTTTAGTTTTGCATGAGGTGAGAGAAGCAACCAAAAATATGCCCAATATGTCAGATGCAGATAAAGAAAACGGCAAAGAATATGCTAGAAAACTAGAGGATTTAAATACCTCTATAAAGCAGCTGCTGGGATAAAATATGTTTAACAATAAGAAATTTTGGTTTTTAATTATTACCGGCGGGATGATTTCGTTAGGAATTAATTTGTTAATTCAGTACTACGCAAACACTTCTGTTTGGCTTCATTGCTTACTTATAGTTGGCGTTGCTTTTTGTATAATCTATACATTATTAGAGCTATTTAGTGATTGGTGGCAGGAATAAAAAAGGGCGTGATGAGGTCACGCCCTTCAAACAAGCACATATAAAAAACTAAGGAGACATAATATGCAAGAAACAAAAATTGTTACTGCGGAGTTATAATAACATGTTAAGAAAAATAAATCTATTATTGTTTGTTCTATTCTTTTTCTGCTCTTCCTTCGCTAGTGCCGCTAAATTTTCGTCTGATGCAGAATATCAACTGATTTTCACTCCTGGAGAAGATGATTGTGCAAAACAGATTGTCCAAGTAATTAATAACGCTAAACACCAGGTTCTTGTTCAAGCTTATAGTTTTACTGATTGGGATATTGCACATGCTTTATTACAAGCAAAAAGACGAGGAGTGCAAGTGAGCGTTCTTTTAGATAGGAGCCAAAAAGATAAGGAAATTATGCGGTTTTTATTGTTTTATAAAATTGATTGCAGTATTGATTCTGCTAACTCTATCTCAATAGCGCACAATAAAATTATAATTGTTGATCGCAAAATAGTTGTTGGAGGCAGTTATAATTATAGTAAAAACGCAGCTCATAGAAATGCAGAAAATATTACGATAATAAAAGATCGTGCTTTTGCAGCGGCTTTTTATGCTAATTGGAAAGCAAGAAAAGAAATGAATAAAACAAGAAAATCACAGAACTGCGCATTATAATCTTATCCTATAATTTGTAAAATTTAATATTTCCTTAAGGTTGGCTATTATTTGTTGACAGCAGGCGTAGAATGCGGGTTTTTAAGGGAGCACATGAGCGAATTTTTGCTTGCTTTTTACGCCTGTTGCTGTATAAAAGGAAGTGAATTCATTCGTGAGCGTGAAAGCTCAAAACATTAACTGTTTTACATTGCGAACAATTTGCCATGTCGATCGACTAGCTACCGATTCGTCCAGGCACCAAGCCATACAGTTGCGGTAACTTTCACCTAGTTGGTTGACATGGCAAATTGTTCGAGATGTATAAGGACTCAAGATGAACAATACACCTGGAAATTTTATTATATCAAATACTGATGAGATGAAATCTATTAGATGTGCTCAAGCCCAAATAGTTTTCTATTGGCTTTGTAAATTCAGAAATCACACAACAGGATTATGTTTTCCTACTTATGATAAGCTTTCTGAATGTTGTTGTTTAAGTGAAAGCTCAATAAGAAGAGCGATTAAATATTTGATTTCTATAAAGAAAATAAAAATAAAAGAAAACTCCGGTCGGTCTAATCATTATATAATTTTAAATAAAGGATACCCCTGTCAGATAGAACAGGGTATTGGAATTAATCTAATGGAACGGACAGAAACTAACGCGTTAATGTCCAATGCCATTGTGGACTTAGAGGGAACCCCTGTCACACAGACACCCCTGTCTAATAGACACCCCTGTCTAATAGACACCCCTGTCACACAGACACCCACCCCTGTCACAGGGAACACTCTGAGTGTTCCCTGTGAACAGCTAAATAGATTAATTAAAAAGAACATTAATAAAAAAGACAACAACAACCCCCTTACCCCCTTGTCAGGGGGAGATGCCGAGGTTCCAAAAACGGAATCGAAAAAAAGTAGTGGTAGTTCTTTTTTAAATTCTCAAAAGCTAGAAGCAAAAAAATCTCGGCTTGATAAAATAGCAGAGTGGAAAAAGTTTGTTGATATTGAGCCTTTAAAAAAATATGGATTCGATCCCATAAATTTATTTCAAATAATTGACAAAACAAAATTAACCAAGGAGGAAGTTAACGAATCAATAAAAAATTGTGCTGAAACTTTAAACCAACCGGGAAAACTTGAAAGCATCACCTCAACACCATTGCTTTATTTTTTGGGACACACATTTAAAAATGAAGTGTTTTCCCCAATTGGAAAGACCGGCAAGGAAATCGTTGCCGAAGAGAAAGCAAAACAAAAAGAAAAGTGGGAGTTGCAAAAAAAAGAAATTGACGAAGTCAGTTTGAAAAATGCGAACAAAAGATTTGAAGATTTTAAGCAAGATAAATTAATTAACCAAGCGAGGGCAATATGAACGATCTTTTTTCAAAAAATGTTGAATTAAAAACTCAGCAATTAGCTGATAGCATAAGCCTATCTTCTTTGGATTTTTTACCAGAAACATGTACGCTTAATTTTACTATAACCGTGGAAGTGGAAGGAGTTATAAAACACGTGCTTAGACATGTTGAAACAAAACATCCAGACCTTGAAAAACAGATCATTACGATAACACCAGAACACTAAAACTCATGAGCGAATACAAATATCACCACGACGAAGACGAAGGCAGTTGGGGACGATCAAAACCCAAGATAGGCTATAAAAAGCCTGTAAAACCCATACAGCCGATTGAATCACCAGACGACTGGGTAATCATCCAAACATCGGAAGGAAGCCTAAAAACAAAGCGTTGCGCGCATGTTGAATACGGTGATCGGTGTCATAATCCTGGAACGATGTCGCATCCTGGTGGCGACAAGTCGCAATGGTTTTGCAAAACGCATTTTCATCAGTATTGAGCTAAGTCATTGATTTTTGGTAAACTGGAAAATCTTAATAAAAATACATGATATTATAAAAAATTAAGCAGGGGGTATAAAACTATATGGCAAAAGATTTTATCTTCAAAAAAGTTAAGTTTTTATTAAGAAAAAAAACATTGCGTGGGCATTGCTAATGATATTTTGAAATGCCATGCTCCGTTTTCTATAATAATGAGGAAAATGTTTTATGAAAAAAGACAAGTCTTTCAACAAAAATGCAATCTTAACTGATGATGATAAATCGTGCAATGAATATATGGAAACTTTTGAAGGAAGATATGTTTTAACAAAAATTGAAGAAAACGAAACGGTAATAAAAGGAAAATGGGGCTTTATAGCTCCTTATGATTTGAAAAATAAAACACTCGGAATATGGACTAATATCAATTTGACAACGAATCGCAGAAATTTATTACTTGCACATATTAAGCCTTATATTATATCTGTTTTTCAAGATTGTGATGATTCCTTCGGAGCTAATTTTAATGTGGAAAACTTAGACAATGTTTGCGCTATAATTAAAGCAAAAATAAAAAAAGAAAAAAAACAACTTACACCAGAACAGCTTCAAGTATTGCGCGAACGTATGAATATTGCTAGAGCAAGCAGAATAATTAAACAAAAAAACGCCCCGCGTAGCCAAGCTTGTTAGAATGCGTAATTTGCCTAAACTACGTGGGACAGTGTTAATTGAATTAACAAATCAATTATAACTTATAAAGTCTAATTTACAATAATTATTTTCCTCCATCTGATTCAGTACATGGCTCAGATGAAGCTGATACTGAAGATAATACCATAGAAGCTACATTCAACGAAAACCCTACTACTGCCGATGTAATGCCCCAAACCCTTAAATTTACGAGTGGCGCATCTGCTCCGGTTGCAGTAGCGGGAGCATTGACATGTAATGCTTGACCAAGCGCACCCATAGAAGTACCGATTGCTACACATATAGAAGAGGCTGTAGCCAAAGCTGTTTTTACACACATTCCTCCACCGCTCACTTCAGAAACTTCTGAACAAGTTAAATTTTGTAACATGATTTTATTCTCCGATAATTGAAAAATAAATTATATCACATTTTGATTGTCAACTTTATTAAAAAACAAAAGTCGACAATCTTTTTTTGTGCTCATGCGCAAGTACAAACCATTGTCGACTTTCTAATGACTCGACAGTCGACAATTAAAATACGCCCAAAGTTGTCCACAGAATTTGTGAGTAACTCTGTGGATAGATTTTTTCTAGTCATGCTTGATGTGGGCAAAGTTAGATTGAGCAGAAAAAATACAATTAATTAATCGTTAAGAAGTGAATATAAAAAAAGAAGTAAATATAAAAAACAAACCACACCAAATATTGGGAACGTGCAACCTACCGCTGCGCCAATTATTAAAGCCAACAAATATATTATCATCATTTTATATTCCCCTCATTATTAATTTGTATTAAATAGTTCTTGTTGAATTTTCAATAATTGGTTTTGAAATAGTATTATATTGGTTTCTTCCAACTGTATCTTTCTTCTTAATTCTTGTATTTCGCTTTTTGTTTTAGCTATTTGGCAGTTGCCTTCTTTAATGTCGGCTTCTATTTCCATGGCTCGATCGTGTAAGTCTTCTCTATACACCTGCGTTTGTTCGTTGCTCATTTCTTAATCCTCATTATTAAGTTGTTGTTGTTTGTGAAATGTTAATACCAGTTTAATTCTTTATCCTCATCAGCATGAAGCCAATATGCGTCGCCATATTTTTCTTTCAATTTCTCTTTTATTTTAGTGTATCATGCACGCCGTAGCAATACGCAGATATTTGTAATAGTTGTGCTCTCGCTTCTATCGGGTTAGTAATTGCTACATCTCTTAACCAAGAGAAATACGAAGGCCGGTAAGTCAAATATACCAAGACCATTGCACAGTTACCTAATGAATTAAGCATCGGTATTAAGGGATGATCTACGTTTAATGTTCCGATTGTTTTGCTCAGGTCTTCAGCAAACGTTTTGCTTTCTAAAGATTCAAGGTTTATTATTTTTGCAATAAGAGCGTCGGCATAAACATTGTGATATGTTCTGTTCGCAAACACATTTGTCTGTATTAATATTAAAGAAAGTAACGCGCCAATTAATATTTTTGTTTTCATTTTTTGTTTCCTCATTATTAAGTTGTTGTTGTTTGTAATGTCGTTTGTTCTTCATTACACTAATGACTATAGCACATAATTTAAATAAAACAGATTTATTTAAAAATAAATTTAATATCCCAAAAAACACTTGCAGGCTCAGGCATTTAGAGTAAAATTTAATATCGCTAATATTAGCAATTACACATCGGAGCATTACAATGGAACACAAAATAGAAAAACATGATCACCATGTGCCAGAGCATCATCAAAAGCACATGGATCACAATACGCCGGCTCATCATAAAGCGCATAAGCATGTAGGTTCTTCACATCATAAAACACATGAACACGCTATGGGTAAAAGTCATAAAAAGTAATGTGTTTTGGTATAAAGCCCGATGCTTGCGTGTCGGGCTAATTATTAGGAACATAATAATGTTACAACTAAATAATGTAGAGATTGGCAAGATTGCTGGTGGTGATTCTGTCTGCAAGTGTTTTCCTAACAAAGATGAAGCGATGGTAGTAGTAAATGAAGATGCTTGTTATTTTCTGTGTTGTGGAGATTACACTTCGTTAGGATATTTTTTTGAAGACAAAGTGGAATATTGTCGTGATTAGATAATACCCATGCACAAATGTAAGAATAGATACCTGTCGAAAAAAGATTATGATCCGCTAAATTCTAAGCAACGTGCATTTTGCGACGCTTATTTAATAAGTGGCGATGAGAAACAAGCAGCATTAGAAGTAGGATATTCACCGAAAGCTGATGGTTGCGGTAGAATGCTGAAGATGCCAAAGATTGTTAAATATTTAAAGACAAAGAGAAGTATGCTAGACGAGAAACTAGAGAAAGGCTTTAAATGGAAGATCGACCGACTTACTAATATAATAGACCGTATATTAGGAGAATCTCCAGACTCTATTGATAAGCAATTTGTTAATTCTGCTATATCTGCTATTGCAGAACACAACAAGATGTGTGGTCATTATGCTCCATCAACAACAATCCAAGTAAACTTAAATGATGATCCAAGTATTAAACGGCTTAAGGAAGTAACCAATCAAATACTAGAGGAGAAACGAAATGCTAGACAGATTGAACAATCCATTGGGAAGACAGACGCAAAGAAAGATGGAAACATTACATAGAACGTGTTCTTTATGCAGTGGTAGAGGAATGGTAAATACTACTAACGGAACAAGCATTAAATGCCCCGTTTGTAGTGATGTGCGATTAACACCACCAGACCTATACAAGTTAGCGGCTGAAGAGATGGCTAAGGCAAGTGAAGTTATTGTGCCTGATGAATCTATTAAAGTTATTCCAGATGGTGACAAAATGACACCTACTGAAATAGAGCCAACAAGTGCAAATATTGCACCAGTTAATGACAAAACGTCACGGACTGAAAAGCCATTGGGCCCAAAGATCATACGAAGAAGACCTCGTGCAACGAAGAAATAACATGCCATTTCAAACATTCCCAGCGTGCTCTATTTGTGAAGGTAGGGGCTTTGTTAATTATCAGAACGTGCTTAAGTTTGATTGTCCAGCGTGTCATTATGAAAGTTGGGATGCCAAAGATTCAGTACAACTCATAGTTAGCGAACACAATGCAAAGCGTTTAAGAATAGGTTATCCCACGCAAACACCGTATATACCGAAAATATTTTGGAAAAGGACACAAGAAGAATGGAAAATGAAAACGCAACAGTTGATGAAAGAATCATCAGAGAAACAGCCGAAGTAAAAGCCAGTTTGCTTGATGATCTGCTTTTGTTTACACAGACATTTTATAAGCTACGTACGGGAAGAGATTTTAAAATAACCTGGCCGATTAGCCGTGAGTCGCATTATCTAGTTATCGGTCGAGCTCTTGACCGAGTATTCGAAGGTAAATGCACCAATCTATTAATTAATGTTCCACCACGTTATGGCAAGTCATCCTTACTTATTAACTGGGTTGCTTGGTGTATGGCCAGATATCCTGACAGCAACTTCTTGTATGTTAGTGTTAGCGCAGAGCTAGCAACTAAGGCAACTGCTGAAATTAGGGAGATAATGACAACCCCATATTATCGAAACATGTTTCATGTGGAGCTACGCGGTGATTCTCAAGCTAAAGATAACTTCACTACGACAGCTGGCGGTACGGTTTTAGGTTTAGGTTCAGGCGCTACAATTGTAGGATCAGGAGCAGGACTTCGCGGCGTAGAGCGCTTTGGCGGAGCAATTGTGCTTGACGATCTAATGAAACCTTCAGAGGCTACTAGTCAGACTATTAGAGAGGGCATACAGGATTGGTATTATAATACACTTATCAGTAGGAAAAATGGCGGAGTTAAAACTCCTACGGTTTTCCTTGGTCAGCGACTACATGAGTATGATCTAGCCGCTCATTTATTGGCAGAGCCAGAATGGGAGAGTGTAGTTTTAAAGGCAATAGATGATTCTGGTAATGCTCTTTGTCCAGCTTTACATACAATACAAGACTTAAGAAGACTGCAGGAACAACAACCTTATGTATTCAATGCGCAATTTCAACAGTCACCAAGCGGAGAAGGTTCTAGCTTGTTCAAGGCCGAAAATTTCCCAATATTAGATACCGAACCCAATCTATTGATGACGTTTCTAACTGTCGATACTGCTGAGACGATAAAGCAGATAAACGACGCTACAGTATTTAGCTTGTGGGGAGTTTACGAGATCATTCATTTTGATAAGCCAACTGGTAGATATGCTTTGCACTGGTTAAACTGCGTGGAGATATTTGTAGAACCAAAAGATTTACAAGCTGAGTTCATGCAGTTTTATGCTGCTGCCTGTAAGTTTAAACTACCGTCTTTTGCTGCTATAGAAAAAAAGAGCACTGGTGTAACGTTAGTAAGTGTGTTGAGTACAATACAAGGGTTAAACATTATATCAGTAGATCGCACATCAAAATCAGGGTCAAAGACGGATAGGCATTTATCTATGCAGCAATACATTACTCAAAAATTAATTACCTTTCCTTATGGAGCGCAGCATGTGCGAATGTGTATAGATCATATGACCAAGATAAATGCAGCAGGTACGCAAAGGCGATCGGATATATGTGATAGTTGCTTTGACGCGGTGCGTATGGTGTATCAAGACAAGACGGCTTTGCATTTTATTGCTAATACTAAAGTAAGCCAAGAACAATCTAAGAGTATTATGCGCAATCAATTGCTGCAAAACACACAACGCGCAGAAAGGTGGGATTAATTATTAGGCTTCGTTGTATTTTGTGTAAACTCTTTATACTTTTCTTTTATAAAATATCCAGTTGTTTTGGCTGTAAGAAAACATGTTAATCCGCCTAAAGATATTCCACCGCCGGAAGCGGCTGGAAACATTTGTTTGCACTTTTCATAAACAACATAATACGAAACCCATTCTATCACGCAGGAGGTGTATCCGCCTGTGACAATGGTTATTTCTTTTTGTGATAGAGATTTCACAGAGCTCTTTAATTAATTATGGCTTTCTTTTATATCTTCTAGTCTGTTTAGCGTATATAACCAGACGTCTTTATATAATTCAACGATTACCTCTGCTTGTTGTTCAGTAAATCCAGCTGTTGTTAAGAGTTTGTAATATCTTAAGCCGTCAAATATATGCATCATATTTCCCCTTAATCGATGAGTGTGTCATAACTCAACCCTAGCATGCTGCCCTAAAAACATCAATTGCAATACCCCAAAAACAGGAGGAGAATAATATTCAACCTTAACACAACCTTAAATCTACAGGTAACATATGGATCATACATCTAAAAAAGATGAAAAAGATTTGATCAGGATTAATAAGAATATAACAAGAAGCATGCAGAATTTCTGGCCTAATATGCTTAGAGCCAATATACACCGAGAATTTATATTTAAGTCTACGTTGTCCACCAAGAATCAAAACTCTTTAAATGCGCTTAACATGCCGGTATTGGAATTTAATATATCTGAAGCATTTCTCAGCCGCCTACGCGGCGAGTTTGCTGAGAACGAACCAGCCATAAGCGTATCAATTCAAGACGGCGTTAACGTCACACCAGAACTTGAACAAGTGCGAGAACTTGTAGAAGGGCATGTAAGGTTTATCTTTAACGAACAAAAGAGGAGCGGTGTACAGACCGCAATTTTTGATGAAGTTATAAGTGGCGGATATAGTGTCGCCAAGGTCTATCCAAAATATGATGAAGGTAAAACTTTTAACCAAAAGATTGTATTTGAAAAGTGTTATGATTCTACACTTGCGGGTTTTGATGTGCTTGCTAGAAACCCGAGCAAAAGTGATAGCGATTATAGTTTTGAATTATTTCCATATCCAAAAGAACGCTTTGAAGAAGTATTTGGTATTAAAATTGACGAACTTAATTTTAGCCATGCGCAAGAAAAATTTAGCTGGTTCTATAAAGTAGAAGATCAAGAAATAGTAGTGGTTGCAGATTATTACGAAAAACAACGAGAAAAATTGAAGATCGTACAGCTTTCTACGGGCGAGACTATCGACAAGAAAGACTACAACAAACTCATAGAAGAACTACAGTTAGTCTCATTAGAAGTACCGCCCGTAGTCGTACAAGAAAGAGAAATGGAAGTAGAAAAGATAATACGTTATCAACTTATTGGAGATACGATTTTAGAGCAAGAAGAAGTTAAAAATACTGATTTATTGCAGCACGTATTTTTTGATGGTAATAGCGCTGTATTGAATGAAGGAGGCTCTAGAACGCATCAAATGACTAGACCCTACTTGATTAACTGTTTGGGTGCGCAGAAGCTTTATAATAACCTAGGTATAGCATTGGCCGATGAGTGCCAATCACTCAGTAAACATAAGATTTTGATAGCCGAAGAGTCTATATCCCCTAACTACGAAGAACATATAACAAAACCCCAGCAATACGATATTTTGGTATATCGGGGATTTTACAATAACGATCCTAGCAAACCAAACCAGCTACCGACACAGATGCAGAGAAGCGCTTTTCCTCCTGAGATGTTCGCTCTGTTCCAATATATTCCTACTATTTTCCAAAATATATTGGGTTCATATGATGCGAGTTTAGGAATAAATAACAATCAAATATCTGGAGTAGCGTTGCTACAGGGAGCTATACACTCGAGTTATACAGCCAAACCATTTATAAATAAATATATTCTTTCGTTGAACCAAGTTGCTAAGATCATATTGCATCTAATACCTAAAGTTTATAAGGGTGAAATGTCGCTGCCTACTATCAACAAAGAAGGTGAAACGCAATATCATGGTGTTAATGGAGAGGGACAGCCGTCGCTCGAATATGAACCTACAGAATTAAACATTAAGGTAGAAGCTGGAGCGGGATTTGCTGCACAGAAATCACAAGCAATGATGCAGTTAATACAATTATCGCAAGCTATGCCTATATTTGCGCAGTTTATGAATACCAAAGGATTAAAGATACTCGTAGACAATATAGATATTAAAGGCGCTGACTTATTAAAACTAATGGCAGATCAGTTTATGCAAGAACTTGAACAGCAAAAGCAAATGGCCATGCAACAGCAACAAACTATGGCTGGACAGCCTAATCCGTTGGCTTTACGTGAAAAAAACAAAGAGATGGAAAATCAAATAAACGCGCAGAGATATAATACACAAGCACAGATTGATTCTGCAGAAATAAATCTACGCGAACAAGAATTGAAACTCAAAGAAATGGAATTAGCAGGAAAAATGCAGACAGAGGAGCAATATGTTTCGCTCGAGCAAGAGAAAATTGAAGCAGAAAAGGCAAGCAAAGTTGTAGAACATGCTACGAAGTCGATAGATCAAATGCACCGGCATCATATGGATCACAAGCAGCATTACCTAAAAGAGCGTGAACTACATCATAGAGTTACTGGAAATCCTCATTTTTCAGGAGAATAGATCAATAAACACAATCGGAGAATATAAAATGGTTAAGAAGTGGATACAGGCAGCACACATAAAAAAAGGCGCGTTACACAAAGAATTGGGTGTCCCAGCAGGAAAGAAAATTCCAGAGAAGAAACTGAAAGCAGCAGCACACAGCAAAAACCCTGTAGAACGCAAAAGAGCTGTGTTGGCTGAGACTTTTGCTAAGATGCGTCACAAGAAAAAATAATTAGCATTGCTGATCAATTTCATCTTTCCACTGATAAGCGGTAGCGTGCATTCTTATGCAACACTCGTTTCTGCATTCAGCCTCATTTTCTTCATAATGAAATGTGAACACTTCGTGGCCAAGGTATACTGGTGTTTTAATGCCGTTGATCGTAACTGGAGGTGGAGCATGGTTCTTACATACGCAGGTACCATAGACACCTCCGGTGATTAGTTTTGCTTCTTGAGTGTTAAGTTGTTTCATTTTTTATTCTTTATTTTTTTTGTTGCTTTGATTTTCTTGTTGATCTTATCTCTTATAATTTTTTGTCGTTCCTTTTCTTCAAATTCAATTCGCTGTCGTACTTTTAACGCCTCATTACTTAATTCTCCAAGATGATATTGCACGCTTTTTAAAGAATGAAACAAGCAGTTTATGTGTTCTTCTACTTTTGCAATTGTCTCGTGTAATATAGGGGTCATTTTTAATCTCTCTTGTTTGTTTTATTTAATGCGGTAATGCCTATCAATCTCTTTATAAGTAATATTTGTTCTTTGGTTTTGTGGATTTCTTTATATACCGATGAAAACATACTAGCCAAATCTTTACATTGGTCCTTAGAAAAGCCGCCTTCCAATCCTTCGTCGTCTGAAAACTCCATTAATTCCTTGTATATTTCCTCATGTTTTTCTGCTGGTATATACTCTGGTTCTTGCCTGTTGGCTTTTATTGTTTTTAATTTATCAAAAAACAAATCTAAATTATTGCCCAACACAAGTGAAGCGGAAAAACAACCAACCAACGCTTGTGCTTGATCTAGTTTAAAGCCCGCCTCTTCTACCAATCTATCTATTAGAGTTGCGTCTAATGTTTTGTATATGATGTTCATGTTTTATCCTTTGTTTATATCCTGTTTTTTAAGTCTCGATAAAAATTTTCGTGTGTACCAAGAAACAGTAGCAACCTTTCTTTTGGAAACCATTTGTAAGCTAGTAGCATTTTCAAATGGTGCATTTGGAATTTGTATACATAAATTCCAGCTAAGTTACCTTTTTTTATTTGCCCTATTTTTGGATTATTAATAACATCATTGATGGCTATATCAACTATTTCTTTTTGATTATCATGCAGCCGTCTATATGATTTATTAAAGGCTGGTTCTTGAGTGATTGTTATGTTTTTCATGTTTTTGATCGAATTCAAAAGGAATTGGAGTTTCTGCTAATGCTTCAAAAATGCCTTCTATAAAATCACCAGGCAAGTCTGGATTGTCAATTGCTGTTCTTCCGATCTTTGCCCAGTATAAAATCTGATTAGGAATAGAGCGAAATTGGGATTCTGCCACTGGTTTTGTTTCATTGTAAAAATCTTTATCTATTCTTATTGCTATGCTGCTCATGTTGCCTACATAATTAGTTATTGTGTAACAAGTGTAGCTTAAGTGCGTTGATAATGCAACTATTTGTTGCTAATTTAGCAGACGCATCTGCCAAATACATTTATATTGTCAAACGTATAGTGTCGCCAGGAAAACGTATAGTGTCGCCAGGAAAACGTATAGTGTCGC